TCTGCTACTTTATTACTCGATCTCGTCCACGGCCATCCAGTCCAGCTGGTTGGTGTGGACGGTCTTGATCTAGAACTCCTGGATGATGTCCGACAGGTTGTCGTCCATCTCCTCCTTCTTGGACAGGAAGACCATGTTGTCCTTCAACAAGCTCGTCTTGTCGGGGCCGAACTTGACCACCTTGTACGTCGGCTTCACCAAGATGACCGTGGACATCTTCGTCAGCAACTGGTTGTAGATGTACATGGACATCGAGTCCGAGATGGAGAAGTCGAAGCAGCTGTTGATCTGCAACAGCAACAGGTTGTGGAACCCCACCTCGTTGCCGTTCCTCCTGAAGCTCTCGAAGATCTTCCTCATCTTCCTCTTGTCGTAGTCCAACCCGGTCATCAAGGACTTGTTGATCAGGTTGGTGGTCAAGTCGGCCATCTTGATCCTCCTCATCCTCTTCCCCTCCCTGAGGTCGTCGAAGACCGCCTCCTCCTCGAAGTCCGCCTCCTCCTCGTGGACGAACCTCTCCTTCATCATCCTCATCCCCTCCACCATGGAGTTCATGCTGAACAAGGCCTTCCCCTTGTTGATGCTGATCGGCGAGATGTTCAACTCCTCCTGGAAGCCCTCCAACATCTCCTCCTCCTTCAGGTCCATCTTCTCCTTCACCTCCTCCTCCTCGCTGTCGGAGGACTCCTCCGACATCTTGTTCAACTGGCTGGCCTTCAACATCTTGGTCAAGTTCGAGATCATCCCCACGGCCCCGGCCGACTCGTTGAACTGCTTCAGGATCTCCTGGATGTCCAGGTGGGAGTCCGTGTCCTCCTTCTTGCTGGCCAACGGCATGTTGATCTCGGGCAACAAGTCGTACTTCACCAAGATCCTGTCCAAGGTCTCGATGTCGGGCACGTCCGAGTTCATCGACCTCAAGGTGTAGAACTCCTCCGACCCCGACTCCAGCCTCATGGTCATCATCGTCTCGAAGTCGGCCGTGTACTGGTCCTCGAACAAGATCAAGTTGGTGAACGTCGAGTCCAACGCCTTGGACAAGGAGGAGTCCTTCAACGGGAGGAGGTACAGCATGATCCTCCACTTGCTGAACAGCCTCTGGATCTGGGTCTTCAACTCGAAGTCCATCCTGGTGTAGGTCATGGACATGACCATGCTCCAGCTCTCCAAGGTCATGTTGCTGAGCCTCTTCCTGGCGGACTTCATGTCCGTCATGAACTTCTCGAAGATGTTCATCAACCTCTGGCTCTGGTACTCGTCCTCGTCCAAGTCGTAGCTGGACAAGATGTAGAAGTTCACGTTGGTCTCGAACTCCTTGGCCACGATGACCATCCTGTAGTCGGTCCAGAAGTGGGTGATCTGGTCCTTCTTCAAGGAGATGGTCTTCTTGTACTCCACCCTGTCGGACACCACGTTCTTGTTCAAGAACAGCCCGTTCTTGGACGCCTTGGACGCCATGTACATGTTCTGGGCCCTCTTCAACTTGGTGTCCCTGTGGAGCATGTTCACGGACTCCCCCACGTCCAACAACTCGATGTCCGAGTACCTGGCCAAGGAGATGTTGGTCAAGAACTTCAACGACTCCTGGTCCTGGGTGTACTTGTCGGAGGGGAACACCTTGATGTAGGAGGGGTCCCCCCTGGTCATCATCAGCTTCTTCATGTTGTCCAAGAAGTTCCCCGAGCAGGAGAAGTCCGAGACCAAGGTCATCTCCATGAACTTCATGTTCTTGAACGTGTCCTTCATGTAGTCGTAGAAGTCCTTGAAGGGCAAGTTGGAGCCCGACATCAACTCCTTGATGGTCTTGAACGGGTTGGAGTACAAGAGGTTCTGGGACATCTTGTCCCACTTCCCCCTCTTGAACAGCTCCAACGTGGTGGAGATCAGCCTGTTGGACGAGGGGTGCTTCTCCTCGAACAAGTGGGTCAACAACTCCTTCCCGGACACCGACAAGCCGGAGGGGGAGATGTAGAACCTGATCCTCTTGATGGTGCTGTGGAGGTACTTGAAGGACATCGGGTACGGGTCCATCTCCTTCTCGAACTCCTCCTCGGAGTCCTCCAGCCCCGCCAAGGAGTTGTACAAGCCCAAGCAGGAGGTCTCCTCCTCCCCCGTCAGCATCACGTGGTTGGTGAAGTCCAACAAGTCGACCTTCGACTCGTCCATCTCCTTGTACAACTTGTCCCTCTCCTCCATGATGCTGTCCATGTCCTCCTCGAACAACCAGTCCTTGAACTTGATCTTCTCCTCCAGCAAGTTGATCCTCTCCTCCATCTTCAGCAACCTCAAGGACTTCGGCATGATCACGGCCTTCTTGGCCGAGAACTGCAGCGCCCTCACCAAGGAGTGGATGGCCATGGTGTCGTTGAACTCGTAGCTCCTGTTCATCCCCAAGAAGTACTCCATCACGAACTTCTTGTGGGACTTCCAGTCGTTCATGGGGAGGTTGATGTTCAGGGTCATCTTGTTCATCTCCTTCATGATGCTGTTGCTGTCCATCCTGAGCTTGTTCGAGAAGAACTCCTTCTTCATCTCCTTCAAGGCCTTGTCCATCTTCATGTTGATCATCATCCAGAACCTGCCCCTGGAGTCCTCCGTGAAGGGGATGAAGGTCTTCATGCTCTGGTCCAGCTTGTTCCTCTGGGCCGAGTACATCTTCTTGTAGAAGCTGTTCAACTTCTTGGAGTTGTTGCTGGAGAACATCATCACCTCCTTCCCCATGACCAGCTTCGAGATCAAGTTGCTGGTGGGGAAGAACCCCAAGTGGAAGGGCAACCTGTCCTCCGTGGTGTCCAGCATGTTGATCAACTTGATCACCAGCAGGTTGTCGATCCTGTAGTACCTCCGGAGCTGGGAGTTGATCATCTTGGACGCCAGCTTGATGCTGGTCATGAACAACCCGTGCTCCAAGCACCTCCTCAAGTTGCCCATCATCTCCTGCACCGCGTTCTCCGGCCAGGTCAAGTCCGGGATGTTGAACGTGTTGTAGACGTCCTTGACCGACGCCCACACCGTCCTCCTCCCGATCGAGAAGAGGGAGTTGAACTCGGCGATGATGAAGTTCATCCCCGACTTCTTCCAGTTGATGTGGATGTTGGCCAGCCTGGTCGTGGAGTCCCAGACCCTGGCGTAGGAGTTGATGGCCTCGTTCAGGATCTCGTTCGGGACGTTCCCGTAGAACATCAGGAACTTGGTCTTGTCGTCCGAGGACAACAAGGTGTACCCGATGATCTTCACGTTGTGCAGCTTGCTCACGGTGTACTCCGCCACCTCGTCGGAGGCGTCGTCGGCCAGGCACCCCATCAAGCTGCTCATCCTGTGCAACATGCCCTGGCCCATCCCGGACAGGATCTCCACCACCATCCCCTGCTCCAGCCCCTTGATCCTGAACCACTCCAAGTCCTCCCTGTCCTCCTTGATGTCGGTGCTCTTCTCCAACCACTTCTTCTTCAAGGCCTCGGGGGTGAACATGAACTTGCACGAGAACGCGGACGTGATCGCCAACAGGATGTCCTTGATCTTCTGGGGGATGTCCATGGAGAAGGCCATCGTGTAGAACTGCTCCAGCACGAACCCGGGGGACCACTTGGAGGCGTCCATGTTGAAGAACATGGAGACGCTGTTGATGTTCTTCTTGGTCATCTCCTTCTGCTCCTCCCTGATCGTGTTCGCGTAGTCGGACTGCATCTGGGACTTCATCCTGTCCTTGGTCAGCATCTCCTTCGGGTGGATCTTGCAGATCTTCTCGGAGAACATCTCCAAGAACTTGACCATCAACCTGAGCCTGACGGACATGATCAAGATCTCCCTGGGGCCCCCGATCTGGGCCTTGGGGAACAACGAGAAGATGGCCTCCACCTCCTTGTTCTTGGACACCAACTCCAACAAGTTGTTGGTGTTGAGCTCCTCCACCTCCTCGAAGATGGAGAGGAAGGACTTCGTCTTCATGACCTCCTTGCTGTACTTCAACGTCTTGCAGGGGAGCGGCCCCGAGGTGACGGAGGCGGTCATCATCATGGCCGTGTTGGCCGTCTCCGCCATGGCCTCCTCCACCGCCAAGTTGATCTCCAACTTGTGCGCCTTCTTCTTGAAGAACCTCTTGGTCGCGGACATGTACCACTTGTTGTCGAACATGTGCAACTCGTCCTCCGTGTTCCAGAACTCCACCAAGTTCTTGATCACCCCCTTGGACTCCATCTTGTGCCTGACCTTCAGGTAGTGCCTCTCGGCCTTCACCATCTTGGACATGATGGCCTTGACCCTGTGCTCGATGAACCCGACCCCCTTCTCGAACAAGTTGCACACGTAGATGCAGTCCATCATGATGTTGAACTCGATCTTCACCTCCAAGTCGTAGGGGGACCAGGTGTGGAACCTGTCGTAGTCGTTGTTGTTGCTCAACATGGTGGAGAGCCTCTGCTTCCACATGTCCTCGGAGTCGGACAACATCTTGTTGTACCACTTGATCTGCAACACCCTCAAGTACGCCTCGATCCTGGTCCTGATCGGGTCCCCCATGATGTCCTTCATCAACTCCTCCCTGTTGGTGATGTAGGAGGTGGCGCTGTGCAACAGGTACCTGTTGATCTGGGCCGTCGTGCTGGTCCCCCTCTTCCCCTCCATCATGATCAAGACCATGGTGGTGAACGTCTTGTCCAGCTTGTACTCCTCGTGGATCTTCCCCCTGTTCGCCTCGTTCGTCTTGTCCATCAAGGAGGAGTACAACAAGGCCGTCACTTCCCTCATCTTCAAGTAGTGCTTCAACATGGGGGAGCTGACGGTCAACCAGTCGGACTCCGCGATGCCCGTCTCGTCCTCCTTCAGGTTCATCGCCTTGAAGTCCAAGTTGTTGCTGGTCATGAGGTTCTTGGTGGTGGTGATGATCTTGAACCTGATCTGCTTCTCCTTGGTCAACCTGGACCCCCTCTTCAGGATCAAGACGTAGTCCTTGAAGCTCTTGCACACCGTGTACCCCAAGCTCTTCTTGTCCTTGGTGTTCATCTTGTAGAACCTCCTGCCCTCCAAGTAGCACAAGTTCTCCGCCAAGTCCGAGAAGAAGTCCACCACCTTCCACAGCTTCGTGTTGTACAGCCCCTGCATCTTGTCCTCCTGGGGGAACCCGCCCCACTTCCCCGTCTTGTCGTGCCACATCTCCTCCTCCATCAAGAACTCCACCAAGTCCTCGACCTTGTCGACGTCCTCCTCGACGTCGAACCCCAGGCCGTCGCCGCAGTACAGCTGGTTCTCCTTCTTGTCCATCTCCTGGGAGTGCTTGAGGGAGAAGTCCAAGTCGGACTTCACCAACATGGTGCCGTCCTCCAACAAGTACTCGTAGTCCAACTTGTACTTCCCCAAGCCCCCCAAGTAGTCGCAGTGGTCCATCTGGTTGTCCCTGGACAGGATGGGGAACGGGAGCATCGTGGGCACCTTCCTGGGCTCCTTCCCCTCCCCCGAGAGGTACAAGGCCCTCTGGGTCCCCGCCTCCTGGATGATGTTCTCCGACACCTCCTTCACCTTGTCCAAGTCCAAGCTCAGGAACTTCTCCTGGTACTTGGGCATCCTGCCCGTCTGGACCATGTTGACGTACAGCTCGGACACCTTCTCGATGTAGTCCTCGACCCCCTCCTCCTCGATCGTCTCCAGCATCTTGTAGTACTCCATCTCCTTGGGCTCCACCTTCTTCTGGTCCACCCTCTGCCAGAAGCCCATCTCCTTCCTGGAGTTCTCGATCGGGATGGCCTTGACGATCAGGTCCATGCAGTTCAGCTTGTTCTTGATCAAGTCCTGGAGCTCCTTCTGGACCAGGTGGATGATGTCCTCGTACTCCTCCTCCTCCTTCTCCTCCAAGATGTTCTTCTTGTAGAAGTTGAACTTGTCCTTCTTGGCCATCTCCAAGTACAGGGACCTCAGCATCTTGATGGACTTGTCCTCCCAGATGGACCTCGAGCTGATGTTCAACTCCGGGGGGATGAAGAAGTTGTCGACCGAGTTGATCTTCCACACCACCGCCTCCACCTCGACCGGCTTGCCGATGAACCCCTCCAGGTTGATGGCCAAGTCGTGGTACTTCTTGATCTTCTTGTCCCGGATCATCCCGGGGTCGGCCCCGGTCACGGCGAAGTCCAAGATGACCAACTTGTCCGAGGTCTGGTAGATGTAGTCGGGGGTCTGGAAGTACATCGGGCCCGTGTACCCCAAGGTGGAGGTCAGGTCCACGTCGGACTGGTCGGGCGGGTCCTCGCCCATCAAGGAGACCACCACCTTCATGAAGACCTCGTGCCTGGCCCTGTTGAAGTAGTCGACCTTGTGCATGGTCAACTCCCCCGCGATCGTGTTGGTGATGGTGGTCATGTAGTCCTCCCCCTCCTTGAAGAGCTCCAAGGGCTTCTTCCACTTCTTCTTCTTGTTGTAGTAGATGTCGCACAACCTGTCGAAGTTCATGTGGACCATCGACACCTTCTCCAACATGTCCAAGATCTTGACCCCCCTGTCCAACCTCCCCAAGGGGGACTCGATCTCGAAGCCCTCCTTCAGCAAGTCCAGCAACAACCTCTTCTCGTCGGTGGTGGGCCAGAACCTCATGATGACCTTCTTGTCCTTCATCAAGCCGAACATGTTGAAGTACCACTCCAACTTCGTCTTGAAGATCATCATGCTGATGAGGGGCACCTGGCTCCCCGACCTCCAGGTCATGTCCTTGAACAGGTTCTGGGTGAAGAAGTCCTTGATCAAGTCGGAGGTGTACGTGTACTCCGTCTCGAAGGACATCATGATCTTGTCCGACAGCTGGTCGTCGGTCAACTCCAAGTCCTTGTAGAACTCCTTGGCCTTCATCCAGATCACCCTCGGGATGTAGGTCGAGGAGGGCATCATGACCACCCCCAACGTGTCGGGGGTCTTCGCGTTGTCCATCCTGTACATGTTGAACTTCACCGTCTCGTTGAACATGTACCTCTTCACCACCTCCCTCTTCTTCAACTTGTGGTTCGACCTCGTCAAGATCTCGATGTCCATCGGCAAGTTGTTGATCTATTAAATAAGTAGC